TGTCCGGCATGTTGTCGTCGATCTCTACCGGCTTACCCAACAGGGTATCCGCGGCGCCAGGCTCAAGGCCGGCCCGCCAGATGTAGCGGCCTTCTCCGTCCTGAAACTTTCGGACATGGGCCAGGGTCAAATCGTTCATCAGCCAGGAGGCGCCATTGCGGTAAACGCTTTTCAGCGCGTGCTGCAGGTCGATGAGCTTATCCGGGTTGGTGAAGGCCGTAGCTTCGGCGGAGGCGATATAGCCCACACTGCCCCAGGTGTAGCTGGCATTGGCTACGCCGGTATAGGAAAGTATCCCCTTGGGCTTCTCAACGCCGTTGCCGCTGATAAATGCAGGGCTTTCTTGCTCGGAAAACTCGATGGAAACTTCATCAGCCAGCCAGGAGGCGATGTTGATACTGGCATCATCCAGCAAGGTCTGCGTGGCCGCCGGCATCGCGTAGACCTCTTTGGCGTTGATGGCGATTTCTTTCAGGGTCGGCGTGTCGGTTTCCGCGCGCGCGCCCTTTTCAGCGACCCATCCGGCAGAAGCGCCGCCCTGGTTGACCAGTTTTTTATAGGTGTCGGTCCCTATGGTGCGGACTGTCGCCAGCCGGCGCATGGCAGAAACGGTTTGCGCCACCCGGTCGATAGCGGTATCGACTTCGGTCGGCACCAGATACCCGCCGTCAGGATCGGAAAGCGTTGACAGACCGGCATTGATAGCCATGTCTCCCAGGCCCGCATCCACACCGCGCCGGAACCATTTGTTGAATGCCGCCGAATACTCTTTTTTCGCAGTGTCCATCTGCGAGATGTCACCGCCGCCGTTACCCCGGGCAACAACGATTTCCATGGCGTCGATCTGCTTTTTCATGGCCGCGAGCTGGCCGACTTCGGCATTGATCTTGTCGACCTTCTCGGCCAGCAGCGGGTCGGCGTGCCCTTGGGCCTTGATCTCGGCAAGGCGTCTGTCGTTTTCGGCTTTGAACTCTTCAAACGCTTTTCCGAGTGCGATAATGGTATTTTTCAGTTCTTCGCTCATTGTTGTTTCTCCTTAAGATTTTCGATTACTGAGACTAAATCGTTTGCGACTGTGGCCAATTCTGCGTCCCGCAGCGGCTTTACTTTCTCTGCGATTATGGCTTTGGCGAATGATCTGCTTGCGCCTGCATCGCGCAGGGCGCGTTCAATTTCTCTTGTAGTTAAGTCCCGGCCTTCGGGCTGTGCGTGAAAGCCGTCCGGCACATTGGCGAACATGGAAAGGTCAAAGGCTGCTTTGGCCGCTGGTTTTTCGATGATGGTGTCGATCAGGTTGCGCTCTTTGGCCTCTTTTGCGGTCAGCCATGTTTCATCCTTCATCATCTGCTTCAACTCGCGTTTGCCGCCGCCGGTCTTGCCGTAGTAGATGTCCAGCATGTTGCCGCTGATCTTTTCCAGAACGTCGGCAATGTCGCGCATGTCGTGCTGGTTGCCGGCGGCCCAGGTCCACGGCTCATGGATCATCATCATCGCGTTGGCATGTGATTGCACTTCACTGCCGGCAATGGCGACAATAGAGGCCATCGAAGCGGCCAGGCCGTCTATCTTGGTAATGATCCTGCTTTTGTGGGTTTGAAGCGCGTTGTAGATCGCCAATCCGTCGAACACGTCACCGCCAGGGCTGTTGATCCGCACCGTGATTGTCTTTGCAGTCATCGCTCCGAGTGCTTTGGTGAACTCCCTGGAATCGTTAAACGGCCATCCGATCACATCGTAAATCATTATCTCCGCGTTATCGTCGTCAGAAGCCTCGATCCGATACCAATCCGGCTTGTCGAGCGATTTTCCCCAATATCGCGCTATTGCTTCGGCGTTTTTTGCCGTTCGATACTTCATTTTTGCTGCCCCCCGTTTTCCTTCACGGTGCTGGTTCTGGTCTTGTAAACTTCGCCGCCAGAATAAGGATTGAGGTCTTCCAGCTCTCGCGCCTCGTTCGGATTCATTATCTCCTTGTCGATCGCCATCTGATAGGCCTCAAAACGGGCTTTCATGTCGCCCCGGAGTAGGCCGCCAACACTGAATTTGGCGTAATAGTCTGGCTTTTCTTCATCTGTGAGCAGATCGCGGTAGATGGCTTT